GCATTCAACATAATATTAACATTCATGGTTTCTCCCAAACCTTGTAACGTTTCTGCAACATCACCAACTTTAAGTCCCATACCAACAAATTTGGGTATTGCATCAGCAACAGTTTGGGTCAATTCTCCCGCTCTTTGTTTACTAATACCAAAAGTTTTAACTAATTTACTTGCTTCTTGGTCTAAGTTAGTTAATGCTTTAAGTAAACCTGTCCCAATTTGTTCATTTATAGTTCCAATTGTTGATAAAACACCATCTAAAGGGTTTTTTAACGTGGTATTTACAATCTCTGTGATTTTTTCAAGTGTTATTAATGGATCTTGGAGTATTGTATTATCAACAGGAGCTTCAAGTGATCCTTCAGGAATTATGCTAGATTTTGGTTTTGTATTTGGACCCATATGTTGTTTTTATAATAAATATAAATTATTTATTTTTTTTGTGTTCCTCAATGATTTTATCAATAAGATATCTTCTCACATATGTTGGCATTTTTAAATACTCGGAATAAGATGTTCTTAACATCTTTGCCAATAAATAAAATTCGTCTAATATAAATTTTGAGTAATCAGAAGAAAGGCCGAAAAAATTCCACCCCAAAAGCAATGTTCACCATTACTCTTTCTCCTGACGGGGCGATAACTTCTTTTATTAAATCTAATCTTGGTTCGTTTTCTAACATAAAGTTTTTAATATGTTTTGAATCCATTATTGGCATATTATCAATAAACTTAACAATATCTCCCCTATTAGTATTACCATCAATATCAACAATCATATTACTTAATCTAAGAGTTGCAATAGGTGGTATTATTCCTGATGGATATCCACTTAAAGTTTTTTCAATATCAACAGAATCTCTCATAGTTAAAAATTTTAACGTAACATTAGATTTTGTTCTTGGTAATGTTGTTTTTAAATACCCATCATCATCAGGTTCAATCTTAATTTTTTTAATATTTAATTCATCAAGTAAAATTGTTGCATTAAATTCATTATTTGTTTGTGGGTCAGTAACACTTACAACATATTCAGGACCAAAAGATGTATTTCTTAAAAATATTAATAATGCCTCAATGTCCGCATCTAAAAGATCTTCAGGTCTAATATCCGTTTCATATAATTTATTTCTTAATAACGGTAATACAATTGATTCCTTAATTGTTTTATTTGGGTTCATACTTAAAAGAGTATTTTCATCGGCAGCAGTTAAATAACCAATTTTAACACTTTTCTTTTTAGATTTATAATATTTACCACCCGAAGGTAAAGACACAACATCGTGAGGTAAATTAAAATCCATTTGACCATACTGTTTTGAATCGTTTTCCATAATTGTTTTTTTATTATAAAGATACTTTACTTATATTTTTTGTAAATATATTTATTTTTTTTAGTTAAAATCTTAATAATTAATATATTTTGTTATTTTAATAAAAAAAAATTCCCATACATATTAATATATGGGAATTAAATATCGTATCTATGAATAGATATATTTTAGTTTTATTTAAAAGAAATTAATAAACTAATATACAACGGTCCATACGAAGTGTTCCACTAATGTCCGCCAAAGCATCTTGAGAATATGATAATGTTCCAAAATTAACATCAGTTAAAAATGTGCCTTCTAATATCCATTTTTCTACAACAACTCCTGTTGGATCTAACATTTCAAGATCAACATTTTTTTTGTATCCTGCAGCATAACCCATACGACCTGTAACGGACTCAGCACATAAACGAACCCATTCCATTAAAGCTTGTGCCGCAGATGGTCCAATTGGGTCACGGAATTTAACTGTGATTGGATCCCAATTAAATCTACCAGCAACAAATGTTGATGTATTTAAGAATTGTATTTCGGTTGAACCAATTTTTATTGATGGCCTTGATGCACTTTCCACAAACCACTCGTTGATACCCAAATCTGAAGGAAACCTTATAATAAACCTGTTCTGCCTTTTGGGTTCGTACGGAACTGGCATTTTCATTAACAAATCAGCCATAATTTTTAATTTTTAATTTTATGTTTATTTTTATTATAAATATACGATAAATAAAATTTTTCTATTTACTTTTATTTTTTTTTAAATAAAATATACTAGTACTAGCATTTATTATTAATATTTTGTTTTTATTCCTCTTGATGTTAAGTAAGTTTGTAGTATATTATCTTCTTTATCTTTAAAATAATCTTTCATACTAGCTACATTTTTTACATCATCATCTGAAAAACCAATAAATGGCTTAATATAATTATTTATTTTATTTTTTATTAAAGCTTTTTTCTGCAACTGGAGAGAAATTTTTTTAACATATTTAATAAATTCTTCCATAGCTTTAATTTTTCCTGGTTCTGGATTTGTTTCAGAACTCATTCCAAAAGAAACAGTGTGAAAACGACATAAATCTAAATATGATTTTATTAGTTTATCTTTAGATAATTTACCCTCATCCGCTAAATCTTTATATTTTAATAAATTTTTAACCAACTTATTTGAATCAATACCATTTTTGTTTGATTTAATTAGTTTATATATACCTTGTTTAATTGCTGATGGTGTGTGACCTCTTGCAGTAATTATAGAAAAAATGGATCCATTATTAATTGCTTCAACAAAATCATCCCATACTGGTCCTGTTGGTGAGACCATAACATCAATTAAAAATTGATCGTCATAAGTAACACCGAACTCAATATAAGCATCTTTTGCTGGTCCAACAATGGTATGTCCATTATATTTAAATAATTTTTTACCGACCATATCTCTAAATTCCGCAAAATCTTTTGTGGTCATACCTACTTTATTACCTTTATCATTCAAAAGATAAATTTTTGTTGGCATATACATTAAATTATCATCCCAATCAAATGAATAATATTTTACTGCCGGAATTAAATCAATAGGATTAATTTTCATTGTGTTTATTTTTATGTTGATAAATTGTAAATTGGTCGAAGTCTCCTTCTCTATCTGCATATTTGAAGTCAATATGACTTAACGTATTCTTTCTTTCTTTTATTATGTTATTAACAACTTTATTAAGATTTACAATTGTACCATCAAAATCTGCAAACCCTTCTAAATCGGAAATTTCTGTATTATTTTGAAATTCATAAATCATTAGTTCGTAGTGAGTTTCATCGTAATCCTTTGGAATTTTACTAATACATTTTTTTATTAGTACTTTGTGTTCTGATGTTATTTTCATAGTTTTTTTCTTTATGAAAACAAAGGTAATAAAAAAAAGGAGAACTTGCCTCCTTTTTTTTATTTTTTTTTCATTTTAATAATTAAATATCTTCAAATGAAGCTCCAGTTGGTGTTATATAGAATGTAATATCTATAAATTCTAAGGATCTTGTTGGTTTAATATAAATTTTACCTGTCATTTGATTTCTATCTAAGTCTGCTGTGTCAGAAGAAACTGTAACTCGGAAATCATATAAACCTCTATCTCTTCTAATAGCGTCTAATATTGGATTTACAGAGTTTAAAAAGTCTTGTCTAACTTGTTCGTCATTTTGATCAAACAATAACCTTACAGATACTGCTGAGATTAATTTACGAGCTTGTAATAACAATCTTCTCACGTTAATTCTATCAAGAGCTGATTCTCTTACTTGTAAAGTTTTATTACCCCAAATTACGGTTCCTACATCAGAGAAGGTTGCAATTGGATTAATTCTTCCTTGGTAAAGAGTATCTCTATCTTCTTGAGTTAATTTTTTACGTGCTTTAATTGAGTTTACAATACCTCTTGTGTAACCTGCCGCTGCAAACCAAGGGAACGCAATATTATCTGTTAAGGCTAAATTTCTAGTTACCTCAGCAGTTGCCGGTATATATATTTGTGTATTGTTTACACTATCACGAGTTAACACCCAAGGATAATAAGTTGCGGTATAGTTAGAATCAATTCCTGTTGTTTCTAAATTATCTACCGCTTCTTGAGGATAAATAATACCATCATTACCTGTAGTTGTTGGTAAAAACATATTATAGTCGGGAGTTGTTGTAATATAAAGTGAATCCGCCCTATCATTTTCGATTATATCTATTGTTGATTCAACTAAGTCACTATTATTAACATAATCAATACCCGGTGAAACAAACACATTAATGTTAACCGCTTCAGGATTAGAGAATGTTTGAATTCCTAATAAATAAGCGTAGTAGTCAGTATTTGCAAAATCTTGAGTTCCATCACCAACAGAAATTTGTTTGAATGCTCCCCAACCAACCGCATTTGGATATCTGTTATCAGGACACGCTCCATTTAAATAACCAGATCTTCCTAAAACATATCTATCACTGTTAGTTCTATGTTCACGATATATGTCCCAACCATCGTAACCCCCTTGTACCAAGAAAGTAAATTTTCTTGAATAAATTCTATAATAAGGACTTGTCGGGTTATTAGGTTCAGATGAGAAATTTGCCGATCCTACATTAAATTTAGGTGTTCCTGATGTTGTAAAGGCATCTGAAATAGTTATTCCTGAAGCATCTTTATCCATGTGGAAACCTTTTGATTTATAACCCCAATCAAGACTTTCAAGATCACAAGTTGAGATTGGATTTCGTTTACCAATATATTCAAAATAATTACCATCCCAACTATTATTATTAGAAATACCTAAATAGGTTCTTCTAACATTATCTCCACCACTTTGAATTGGTGTTCCAAATGGAGGATTAAAGATAACTTCTCCAGGAAAATCGTATTTTGTTTTATAAACAGGAAATGGTGATCTTGCGGTACCATAAATTCTAAAATTAAACCCGTCAAAACCACAAGGAAGTGAATCAACAGGAGCGTCTTCATTCATTTCTACCATAACATATTTAGAGTTAAGTTGGTATTCACCATCTAACGAACCTGTCTTTTTTGCAATAAAATTATTTTGACTTGGGTCCATACTACAGTTAGTAAATTTCTCAATCACAACTGGATTTGCGTCCGTATCGTAATAATCACGAATAAACACATCAAATGTTTGATTTGAAAACGAAATATTACCAATTGATATTTTTATTTCGTAATTAGCCGAATCACCATCTGAAATTGTATAAAATTTAAATAGGTTATAAACTTTTGTACCCCTAAGTTCAGACACAACCCAAGGAGAACTTGGTGTTTGGTATTTATCTAAATACCAACCAATAGAATCCGAAGCATTACTTTGTGCAGAATTTAAATCTATTAATGTTGGACTTAATCCTTTAATAAATCCTTTTTTCCAACCATAGTTTAATAAAGCCTGAAACCTTTCTTCAGTAAATAAAGGAACTACTGTTCTTGGTTTACCAAAATTATCTGTACCAAAAACTTTTGTTATATATTGTGAGTCACTTGTTGCAAAAGAAGTTTCAAAGTTAAAATTAACACCATCATCATTAGTAACATTTACTCCAAATGGTAGATATGGGTTTTGTAATACTCCAGAATATTGTCCTGTCATATCTAAAACTACGTTTGCCAAATTAGACACTTCGTAAATTGGGTTATTACCATTTGAATATGTTGATATACCTCTTGATCTAAATGTTGCTACAACTAAATCATCATAATTTGTATATGATGTTCCAGTATAATAATAAATTATTCCTTGGACACTTCCCGAAAAACACTCAACAGGTATGGGTATGGTTGTTGTTGTTGTTGTTGTTGGAACAGGAATAACACAAGGGTTGGTTGTTGTTGATGTAGTTGTTGGTGCAGTAGTAGTTGTTGTAACCGGAGTAATGTTAGTTAAACCTTGAATAATTGACCAAAATGAAAATCCTGTATAACTTCCACCACCAACATTATCAAATAA